CGCTCAGGGGAATCCCTAAGCACGGAGGATGTGAGTGAGGCAGGCGAGGAAAACCAGGCGGAAACAACCACGGATTAGTAGGAAGTGGGAAACAAGACGGAGCATAGTCTGATGAACTCGCCTGTTCCAAACCCACCGACAGAACCCCACAAATAAGAGATGCATTAACCTTTAGTGGTAACCCCGGACGGCAGATTGGTACCACCACAACCCATAGCTACGTAGTAGGAAGAGCCCGAGCGACCGCAATCTAAGATAGAGGGTGCTCCTGGGATCAAACCCACAGAGCAGAAATTAGACTCACAGCTATTGATAGTGGGTGCAGATGGGAAGTTGGCCGACACGGAGACCGTTAAACCAGCAAGCCCCACCTCAGTCGAAATGGGTTAGGTACGTGCGAGAATTAATTCCATGGATAACATGGAGACTAGGAAGGAAACGCTGGAGCAACCACGGATAAGTACGAAGACTGCTTAGGAACCGCTCCCGGAGAAAGTGCCATGGCGCATGTCGGACTACAGCGACAACGCTAAAGCGATTGTCTAGAAGTACGGAATCCGAATAAAGGACACTGCGAGTGATGGGAATGGAGCACTGATTGACCCCATTTGGCTACATGACATACCAGAGCAAATGCGAACAGACGGCAGTAAGAAGTATGGGGCGATGGCCAAGGCGGTGATTAAAGTGCTGAACAGTGTGGATCGGCACGCGTACTACCACAAGGCCGATTAGAGGCGAGCCTCTGCATACGCAGGGGACCTTCTTCACGGAAGTGTCGGGACATTGAAGACGAACCCAAAGTTTTCGAATAGGCTTGAGGGCCTTAAGAAATAATGTCAACGGACCACAGAAGGTGCGAATATAGCGGTCTTACTAGGAGCTGGAGGCGCAGGGAAGAGCTTTTAACTGCAAGAGTTATTAAGGCAGAAAGGTTCAACGCTAAACGACGTGACAGTCATAACCCCAACCACGGTGTTACGGGATGAATGGGCTTGCCTTTTCCCGCAAGCGCGGCCTGACTCCATTCTAACCTACGAGAGGGCATTTATTAAGCCGACTGGAGCGGTTCTGATCTTGGACGACTTTGGTAAACTGCCTCACGGGTACGTCGATACTCTGATCACACACCGTCCAAATACGGAACTTATAGTGCTAACTGGGGATTTCCGCTAGAGCGTGTACCATGAAACGAATGATGATGCCGCTATCGCTCGACTCACAGCCGAGATGGACGTGTTCGCATTTTACGCAGACTATTACCTGAATGTGACGAGACGGTGCCCGAGGTTAATCGCATGCGCACTAGGAATTTACCCTGCGAACCCAGAGCGTGGAGAAGTCGCTTGCATAGACCACATGCCACCTGGCATTGCCGTGCTAGTACCATCCACCAAGTAGAAGGAAGCTCTGTGCGCGACCGGGCGCACTGTTTTCACTTACGCGGGATCTTAAGGGATCACGAGAGATCGGGTAACCATCCTCCTTACAAGCGACACACGATGGTGTGATGATAGGACTATGTACACAGCCTTCAGCCGTGCCAAGCAGGTGATCTACCTTACAGAGGACACTCTCGCCGACCCAAATTTCCAATCGAAGTTGGATGCGACACCTTACCTGCGCACGTTGCTTAAACTGGCCCGGGAGCCGGAAGTGATACGTGTCACGCCTCCTGCGAGTGTAGTCAAGGAGTACACGCCCCGAGTCCACCTACCAGTGGAAACGGAGGCTGCCATTGGTGACGACCTCGTAGAGAAATTAGGACCAACCGAGGACCGTGAATTGTTTTCCACGGAGCACGGCCGTTCCAACTGTTTCCAAGCTGAGAGCGGGGAGGCGAACCGAATGTAGCATCACCAAGCCAAGGACGAGACGCTCGTACAGGAATCATACAAGAAGAGATTAAGGCTAGCGACGGTCGCGAAGAACCAGGCTGAGTACAAGGCGACTAAGCACGCCGGGGTAATTCTGTTTGAGGCATTCAAGCGTGCGTATCGCTTGCCGGACAAACCTCTTGAACACGACGCCAATTTATGGCAAGCGTGTCAAGCTGAGGTGGAAGGTAAATACCTGCAAAAGACGGAGGCACAGCTGCGACAGCAGGAGGACCGTTAGGACCCGGATTTCGATGATAGTTACATCAACCTGTTTCTTAAGAGTTAGTGGATTAAGAAAGATGAGAAGTATGGCCTGGCGAACGCCAAGGCTGGGCAACCCATAACTTCCTTCAAACAACAGACAGTGATGAGATCCGGAGTCTTGGCGAGGTACGTGAGGCGTGTTCTGCAGCCTCTGCAACCACCGAATTTCTATATACACACGGAGCAGAGCGACTTGGACTTCCATCAGTGGGTGAGAGAGCACTGGGATTTCAACAAGGAAAGTTACGAGTCCGATTACACGATGTACGATCAATCACAGGGTGGGGAGTGCCTGAATTTTGAGTTAATGCTGTGCCGCTACGTGGGTGTACCGGCTTCCGAAATGCACTTCTATGCCACGCTTAAATAACACTCTCGAATATACTCGGGGGTGCTTAAGATTATGAGACTGTCCGGTGAGGGACCTACATTCGACTTTAATACCTACTGCAATATAGCTTACCACCACACGAAATACATAGTAGCCAGGGGCACGGCGTAGTGCTACGCAGGGGATGACATGGCCCAATGCGGCGTACCGATATAGCGAAGTAACTGGGACAAGATATCCTCGCTCTTCCAGCTAGTGGCCAAACCCATTGTATCAAAACACCCGAGTTTCATAGGATTCCGGCTAACACCGTACGGAGTCGTCAGAAGTCCCCTCAAACTGTACCGCTCACTCCGCCTAGCAGAACAACGGGGAAATCTTGCAGAAATGCTCGAAGCTTCCTCGCGGGATATCTACTATATGTATTGCATGGGTGATGGCGCACTGGACGGCAGAATCTTCTCCGAAGATGAAATTACAGCGCACTGGTTAGCTTTGAGGTTGATCCACAGGGCTAACTTCAAACCTATCCGGCCCGTGGGAGCTGAGGGAATCTTACCCATACCAGCCAACGAGGATGAGGTGGATCCGAACTCCTGGCTCAGCGGTGCCAGACACCATATACAAGGCACAAACGCGACTAGAAGGCGAAATCTGAGAAAGAGGCGAAACACCTGACGTCCACACTGGCTTACATGTACGGGACTTAGGTTGACGATTATTAGCTTCAAGTTGGAGTGCATTAGTAATTAATATAATTGCAACGTATAGGCAATCATGATGTGGCTACTAGATAATCCCAGTGGCATGCGCCAGCACTGGATACCAGCGCTGAGCGTCAAGATATACAATACTCTGATCAGGGAGAGGAGTGACACATCCCCTGAATGGTTGGCATTCGGATTCTGTGAGTTCAACTTACTCAATCCGGATGAAGTGGTGATCTATAGGCGCGTGCAATAGCTACAGTAGAATGACCCTGTGCTACTATCATATGGTAAACTGGAGGACCCCATAGCTCTGAACTCAGATGTCAAATGGCTATGGCCACACACCGCCCGTTTGTACACGGTACACCCAAGGGATATGCAGCTATACCGAGAGTACCTGGACGATTGTACCAACCTAGGGTGTAAATCGTACATGCGATTAAGCTTCTGCCTATTGACCACAATGACTGTCCAATGCTATTACCGGTGCCTGGTGGAGAGTGGTAACGTAGCACTTACGGAGAGAGTTAATAATAAATTTAATAGACCCTGCGTCTGGGACCATTGGCAGGAACCGAAACATTACCCTTGGATGATTTATTAACATTACACGAGGAGTATAGCTGTACCCTGGTAAAACTCTATAATCCACATGTCATGTGCAGACTGGATGACGCACAAGCTAGATTACGGCCTTGACGAATTGGACGATGATCCACGCACAAATTCAAAGTGTGTAGCTTAGAGCTGGCATGTTCTATGCGTGCCCAGACTCTTACAAACTCAGCACTAATCCTTCGTATAGGAGTGAAGTTATGGACTAGCAGACTGACGACCGTAGATGGTGGGTCACGAGAGTCAACGAAACGCGTTGTTGGAGTCGTAATCCCAACAGGTGTGGAAACTTGCCCGTGCTTTACCATTACATCGGATCGGTCCACTAGTGCTCTTAACTGTCTCCGTTAAGTTTGTCATACTCATTCGAATATGAACTATTACTTTGATAGACAGCTTGTTAACTACCATGAGTCTTATATCTACGTTTAGTGCCCATTAGGGCAAGTAATCTCTGATCACTATGACTGATATGGCATTATACAATGAGTATGTTAATAGCCTCGGAGCGGAGCAATCTGAATACGGCCTTTTAGACAACATCTTCTTACATGACGATTAGGCAGCGGACTACAAAGCCGCACACGCTAAGGTGTGGTCTGATAACAACCTTAGTGCGAGATTCCCATTTGGTTCACCTCTGGAGGAGGGTGACGACTAGCATATGTGGGCGCTGTCAACCACACGATTCTGGGAGATTAGCCCCAAAGACCTTATAATTGCAAATGATATGCGAGTGCGAGGGCAGGATCATCTACCACACAGGAAGTAGATATGGTACACCATACTAAACAGCGTCACCTGTCACTGGTACATGTTATACTATAATTACTAACGTACAACCGACAGCGTCAGTGAGATGGGTATGCTTAGTTTACCAAGAATACACCAACCTGGTGTGATACCCTGGGCGTACCATCGGGTCTCAAAAGAATCAACTACAGACAAGATCTGGGAAGCGGTTAAGAGTGGGGCATGGCGTTCAACGGATGTGCAGTACACTAGGCCAACTCCGTCCTACGCCCTACTTACAGAGTAAGTCGGAACGCCCAATAGTACCCAGGGTGGACCACAGTCCACGAAGTAGGATGATGATGAGACGTAAGAGGACGCAGCGAAGGTAGATAGAGATTTAGCAACTCTACAAGTGATCACTGAAGCTCCTGACGCTCTACACACACCCTCTTTCACCATAATCCACCAGGGAACTGTAGCTGGTGCGGGCCGTATCGCGGGATTTGGCGATAAACTGCACAAGGGCGTGCACGTTCTGGATACGAATGTATTTACCCTGTACCCTGGTGCAGCGGATTCCCCAGAGTGGAGTGTATCCTGGAGACACTCCGGACACCCTAACGCCAAAGTATTAGCATACGCAAAGGTTAGTGCCACGACGTATGATGAAGAAACCATGCTTGATGCTCTGCGGAGAACGACCGGCTCGGGGTAGTTGCACGTAGCAGTCTATACTTAGACGCCTATCTGGGTATAGTTCAATTGAGCGGATTTAATGTGAGCAGGATGTAGTCTCATGTAATTGAAGATGTAACTGATCAAATGAGTGAGTCAGCGAGCGAGGCGTCCCTCGAGTACGCTGCTGTTCCGCCGGTGCCTGGGCATTCCAAGGATAAACCAAAACCCGATTCGTAACCAAAGCCGATCAAGCCTAGTGGGGGCACAAGCGTGACTATGGCGGCTAATTTCACATCTGTGTCAGATCTTAAAGCCTTCAACTTGGACAATGAGCGTCCTGGCCTATCGAATTCAGTAGCTGACGAGCGAGATATTAACTAGATTCTCACAGACCTCATGGCGCTGGAGGATCTCGAAGGAAAGAGGATCATCCTCAATACAGGACCCTCTGCGCGCGGTTTGATCTAAGCGGTTATAAGAGTTATGGCAGACGTGGGCACCTCCCGATACACAAACTACGACATCGTCTTTGGAGATTCAGAGGCGTTCGTTCAAAACGGTGCTCTGCACATGGACACAGTGGCAACCATAATCAAGAAACACTGCACCTTGAGGCAGTTCGCAGCCTACTATGCACCCTTATATTGGAATTGGGCTCATAAGTAAAACACACCCCCCGCCAACTGGGTTAGGAAGGGTGGAACGGAAGAGACGAAGTATGCTTGCTTCGACTTCTTCTTTGGGGTGACACACTCTGCGTCCATCGGGGGTGTTGACAAGGATTTGGACCCGCAGCCCACTCCGAGGGAGCTAACTGCTGCGCAATTCAACAGTCGCGTGGGCATAGTACGATCCATGTAAGAAGCTTCGCCGTACGCTACGACGTATGTTGAAGGCACTCATGGACGCGTGGGGGGCGGCCCTACATTACCAACAATCACATCGGGTGCTGACAAGCCATGATGTGTTAAACTAACGTTTGGCTACAACTTAAAGTAGCTGAAGTGACGAGTTCGCAGTAACTGACACTAACGATTGATCCC